CAAGCCAGAGATATAGAAACTACTGACTGCGGGTAAGAACAATGCCCAATCTGGGTTTTGTTTTGCTGATAGATTATCTTGTTCCATTATTTCGCTTGTGCTGGGAGTAAGTAACGATAAACTGCTAGACCACTATCAACAACAATCTCTGTTGCACCTGCATCACCGATACGAATAATCTTATCGCCGGGTAGATCCATGATGCTTAAGAACTCTTTAACAGGCCACATCCATGCTTTATTCAACGTACCAGTAACACCGGGATGAAACACAAAGTTACCTGAGTGAGTTGACGGATCACCGAAGTAAACCATTAAGTTACCGTTTTCTGTTTTAGTAGTAAAGTTCTTTTCTTCACTATTAGCACTTGCTTGACGCTTTAGTCGTTGAATGCCAGCAATAGTAGGTTCAAATTCAACACCCCAAGTAGTACCCTTGAACATTACAGTCTTAACTTTCTCATCCGCAATAGCTTTACTCATCAAACGATAATCGTTAACGAAATCACCTGCTTTTGTTTCAAAGTGAATATATTCCGGTACATCAACTCCGTCTTTTTTGACACGTGTAACAGTGATTTTACTATGCTCATCATAATCATCAAAGCCTAGAATTGTTTTTAGTTTACCTAAGTTAGGCATACCGAAAGTTCCTATAAACTCTGCGCTAGGATGTTTAAGCACACCACTAACGATAACAGATTTATCTTCTGCTACTGCGTTTACAGTTGTCTCTGTGTCAGTTCCACTGACTTTAATCAACTCAATACAGCCTAAGCCATGCGTATGTTGAATTAAATCTTGTAAATTATCTTTCATATTTTTCCTTTGTTTTAACTATTTAGGTAGTTGTGATACGTATTATATAGGAATATATTACGAATTGCAACACCAATTTAACCGAAAACAAATAAATCATCAAATGTACTATTGGTATCTGTATTGCTACGAATATCCCAACCAAGTACACCCAATAAGTTATCTATCTTCTCATCTACTAATGTTTGTTCCATAGCTGAATCATCAAATGGTAACTCTGTAAACCATTTGGGCAAACGTAATTCATCTACGGGATATGCTACACTGGTAAACCCTAATGGATTACTTTTAAGTTTACATACTACAACCTTCATACCATCAATAATCTTTTGACTATATTGATCACCGTTTACTCTACGCAAGTAATTGTAGTTAAGTGCGGCTCTTACGTGACCGGGCATATTTGCACGACCTGTACTACTCTTAGCTTCTAAGTCACCGTACATTGTAAGTTTGTTTACACCTTTAGGCGAACCCTTAGTCCAACTATCTTGTGCAGTTAGTACTCGTTTGAAATCTTTTACTGCTTCAATAACTTCATCACGACCTTTACCTTGTTGAAGAACCATCTGTAGTACATTCATTAAGAACTCTTGTACATACTTAGGAGTATCAGCACGTTTCAAGTCAAGACCCATAGCTTTGATATCACCCAAATCACCATTTTTATCTTTACGTTTACCTTCTTTGTCAAAGATGTTAATAGCATAACGTTTCTTAACAATAAAGATAGCACGATCACCGATCAGTTCACGACCAGCTTTGATAATTTCACCGTTCTTTCTTGGAGCGTGAAATGCTTTCTCCATGAATGCAGGGAAACTTTCATTTGCTTGTTCAGCAATGCCATCATATAGACCAATACAAGTTTCTTTATTCCACTCTAATGCACCACTATCAATCTGTGGCTTTAGTGTAGGATAGGCTGTAAAGTAGCATGAGTCAGTATCACCATATACAATAGCATTACCGTCATGAGAATAGACACCTTCAACTGTTTCGTTGATAGTACTCATCATGTGTTTAACAATCTGCCGACCAGATAGTGTTACACTTTGACCGATACGTTTATCATAGAATCTGCAATGTTCATTTAACAATGCACCATATGCTGAGTTAAGTAAAATTTTACGAACAAGTTGTCGTTTATCCCAGTACTCTCTATCCTCTGTATTAGTTGCTTCTTTGAGTTTTTTCTGCATCTCTTTACGATCTGAGTACCAACGTGTAAGTAGACCGGGAACTACACCTTCTTTTTCATAAGTAAAGATTGTACCATTAGCACTTAACATCCAGGGCTTATGACTATCAAATATCATCTTCCAGATTTCGGCCGCACTCATTTCTACACTACGACCATCTTCAAAATCAACAGTAAGAATTGTACCACGTTCTTGATTCATAATTGCAGTATATTCTAATGCACCGAATAGATTTTCCCAGAGAATAGATCCTGTAACGGCATCATCACCTTCTTTGTGACGTTTCTTTTCACTAGCTAATCGTAAGCCTTTGTCGTGCATATATTGGTCAGTGATTGTTTGTCTGACTTGAGCAACGATGGTTTCTCCTGCCATGTTGAGGGCACGAATAACCGAGGGATAGAGTGAGTTAATGTCAACTGCTCCGACATATTCATGCATACCTCTTTTCGGCGTAGCAACAAAGGCACCTGCTGCCTGCTGGACATCTTCTTCATTTTCAACCTTTCGTTTTTTATCTGGAACTACAAGCCCACGTTCATGGGCTTCATTAAAAATTGCCATCTCAATCATTGCTACTGAACCCATTACTGTTGGAAGCAATACTGTGTTCTCATGTGCAAGTTGATTAGCTAATTCTAAAAACTTAAGTTTGTTGTGAATTTTCACCAACAACATAGTATCTTGTCTATTGTATTCAATGAACTTTTTGAAGTCTTTGTTATACAGTTGGTCAAGAGTACCTTCATATTGAGTTTTGTTTTCACCTACTTCCATCTCACCGATACTATCAAGTTTGTAACTATGACGACTTTCATAGTTATACTTTTTGTATAGTTGTAGATAGTCTAAGTGAATACGACCTACTAAGTCATATGTTGTTTCACTTTTACCAAATCGTTCGTATTCTCTAGCTTTAGGCAGTTGACCCATCAAGCAAAACTTGCGTGTATCATCTTTACTCATAACCCTAGTAACACGATTGACCATGTAAGGTATATCATATCCTTCTGAGTTCCAGCCAGTCAATACATCAGCATCTTCAATAAGTTGAAAGAAAACGTCAAACATTTCCTTCTCTGATTTGAATAGCATTGTATTATCAAATTCATTAGTGATTTCTTGGGCTGTTTCACTGCTCATATGTTTCGGAGCAATCACTAATGTAATACATTGATCTAGCCAATCTAAGTAACAACTGATAGCAGTTACAGGATTGAATGGATCACTTGTAGGACTGAAACCTTTTTCAGGATCAAAGTCTACCTCAATGTCAAAGAAGCAAGTATGAAGTTTGGGTGCATCAATGCCAAGATAGTTTTCACTTAGACAGCGAAAGATTACCGGAACATCACTTTCAAATAATTTCTTATTTGAGTGGATGCGTCTTTCTTTTTCAAACTCTTGTCGTTTACGTGTGCTAAAACGACTGACTGGATCGCCATAGATACTACGTTGTTTACCCCTAGGATCGGGATAGTACAATACGTAGTTAGTAGGGTATTCTTTGTATTGACGCTTGCCGTCTTTATCTCGTTCTACAACGTAGATACGATCCTCATCCCTTGAGTGTATTGCATCAACGTATGACATTAAATATTTCTTTCATGTGTTGATTATAAGTTAAAAGTATTGTAAATTCAATTGAAAAGGGATAAATAAGTGTGAGTCGCGGTACTGGTAATACCCACTCACTCTAACGCTACAAGGAGCAATCAGCATGAGTATTTATAAACTTTACGTCATGACACATAATTCAACCGGATTAAAATATTTAGGATATACTACCAAAGACTTAAATAAATATTTTGGTAGCGGTGTATATTGGATAAGACATTTAAAAGTTCACGGGTTTGACATATCACGTGAAATAATTCACGAATGTACCACAAAAGAAGAATTAAAACAAACAGGTCGTTACTATAGTGATCTATGGGACGTTGTAAATTCAGTTGATAAGTATGGTAAAAAACTTTGGGCCAATGAAAAACCTGAAGAAGGAACTGGCGGTGGAATTTTATTTACTATAAACAACCCGATGAAGGATCCTAATATTGTTGCTAAACGATCTGGGGAATTCCATCATATGAAAGATAGTAACAGGCGGAAAGCGCAATCACTTAGAATGTCTAATAAAGATGCCCCATGGCATAATAAGGATGCAATGAAGAAAAAATCCGGAAATAATCATTACTTAAGAAAAAATCCTGCAACTCATAATCCTGTATTTGATCATAATATTTACATATTTGAAAATATTTCAACCGGAGAAGTAAAGCACTCAACTGCTTACGATTTTTGTAAGATGACTGGAGCTTCTAGGGGGAACGTAAGTCAACTTGTTAATAAAAAACAATCTCCAAAATCTGTTAAAGGTTGGAGATTGTTTAAAACGTTATAATGTTTTTCCAACCGCCTCAAGTATGGAATTCAAATCTTCGTGATCCTTGTTAGTTTGAGTGAGTCCGGCTTTGTGTGCCAATTTAATTGCTTTTTTTAATGTACTAGCTTTGATTTCCAGCTCCTCAGCAACCGCCTTGATAGTGTCATTTAATCCACCATTCAATGTATCAATTTCATGTAGTACATGCATACCTTCATTTACGATTTGGGTAAGCTTAATTTTTGCCTCACCATTAAACGTTCTGTTATAATCCGACATAGTTTCTCCTTAAATAATTAGTTAGTATACATGGCTTGTGCAGGGAAGTCAAGTATTTTTTTTACCTTCTACAATCTTTTTTACCAAAGTATGTAGACCGGGATTTACTTTTAATGCATGTGGCATTAGTTCATTGCGAATATAGTTACGAATATATTTGTTATTTTTATTAGATTTATCCTCACACCATTCAATGTTATGACTTTCGCACCAATAGATAAAATCTTCTTTTCTTGTAGTTAGAAATGGACGTAATACATTATTTCTTGTTAATGGAATCACTTTGGGTGTACCATGAAGACATGACCAGATATATGTTTCTACACAATCATCTAAGTGATGAGCAGTAATGATTGGGCCGTGAGTAGCAAAATATTGATAGCGTTCTTCTCTCCAGAATTCTTCTTGACTCATTGATTTGGGTTTTTCCCGATTTAGCACACCTAAATATAATGGGATAGTTCTATCCTCACAGAATTTAGATACAAATTCTAGTGCTTTGTTACTATGTTCAGTGCCATGATGAAAGTAAGCGCAAGAGACATTATGTTTACGACTTAGAAAGTCAACTATAGCGCAAGAGTCAACACCTCCACTGAATGCGATTGTGATACTTTTGGGTAAGGGTACTGTTAACTTAATCATTTATCTATTGTAACATAGAATGATTTAGTTAGCAATGATTATGGTAAATTGTTGTTTAACCGTAACTTGCGGCTGCAAGATATAATCTAGCAGTACCTACGCCTGCAGTATCTGTTGCTACTACACCGGTATTTGATACTAGGTTGGTTATTGCAGTAAATGATCCACTATTTCCATATCCAAATATAGCTTTATCAGTACTATAGCCTGCGGCCGCAAGACTATGTCTAGCAGTACCAACACCAGTTGTATCACTAGCAACAACACCGGTATTTGATACTAGGTTTGTAATTGATGTTCTATCAGATGAATAACCATAACCAAATATAGCTTTATCAGTTCCATAACCTGCGGCTGCTAAACTTTCTCTAGCAGTGCCAACACCTGTTGTATCACTAGCAACTACACCGGTGTTTGATACCAAATTAGTCATGGACACATTTGTTCCAAGCGTCAGCGAAAATCCATATCCAAATATAGCTTTATCTGTTCCATAACCTGCGGCCGCTAATGTATATCTAGCAGTACCCACTCCTGATGTATCACCAGCCACAACGCCGGTGTTTGATACTAGATTAGTCATTGATACAGCAGTAGTACCTCCTGTAATAATTCCATATCCAAAAATAGCTTTATCTGTACCGTAACCTGCGGCTGCAAGGCTTCGTCTAACAGTACCGACGCCTGCAGTGTCGGTAGCAACAACGCCTGTATTACTTACTAGATTGGTTATTGATACTAATCCACCACTAGTGTTTCCGTATCCAAATATAGCTTTATCAGTACCGTAACCTGCGGCTGCAAGATACCATCTAGCAGTACCGACACCTGCAGTATCAGTAGATACTACACCGGTGGTTGATACCAGATTGGTTACTGATGTACCGGCGCCATCATAGCCGTATCCAAATATAGCCTTTACCCCAGCTGGTGGTGCCTCAAGCGTCCATCCTCCGCCTGTTGCTGTAAATCCACCTGTTATTGTTATACTCATTCTTTTTAAATCTTTATATTATTATTGTATGCCGGAAGCTGATGCCAAAGCATGTCTAGCTAAACTAAGTGGACCACGTACACTTGCAGTTGCAGTATCTGTTGCATATGTGATTCTATCTACCGTTGATACGCTAGGTCCACCGATCCCAACACCACCGCCAAACCATCCGTCAGTTGTATTGCCGGATGCAGCCAAATATCGTCTAGACGAAGATAGTGGACCACGTACACTAGCTGTAGCAGTATCAGTTGCATATGTGATTCTATCTACCGTTGAAATACCGCCGGCGACGCCGGTGCCAGGCATATACCCACCACCAAACCAACCATATGTAGTATTACCGGTTGCGGCAAGGCCATATTTAGCAGAACTTAGTGGACCACGAACACTAGCTGTTGCAGTATCAGTTGCATATGTGATTCGTGCTACAGTTGAAAGGGATACCGATAATAAACCACCACCAAACCATCCGTCAGTTGTATTGCCGGATGCAGCCAAATATCGTTTAGCCGAAGATAGTGGACCACGTACACTAGCTGTAGCAGTATCAGTTGCATATGTGATTCTATCTACTGTTGATACGTTAGCTAACGTATCAATACCACCACCAAACCATCCATCAGTTGTATTGCCGGTTGCGGCTAAATATCGTCTAGCCGAACTTAGTGGACCACGTACACTAGCTGTTGCAGTATCAATTGCATATGTGATTCTATTAACTGTTGATGTTAGGGTTCCGCCTTGGCCGGTACCACCACCAAACCATCCATCAGTGGTATTACCTGTTGCGGCCAACCTGGCTATGGTCTGAAAAAGTGGACCACGCACACTAGCTGTTGCAGTATCAATTGCATATGTAATACGGTCTACTGTTGAAAAGGGTGCCGAGAGGCCGCCACCAAACCATCCTGCCGTTGGAGTTGACGGTGGCGCGGCAGTAAGAGTCCATCCTCCGCCTGATATTGTTACACCGCCACCACTAAATGTTACCGACATTCTTTAATCTCTTGGATAATCCGGAAATGGTACCCAATTAGTTGTAGCTTCATCCCATAAGTATGGATAACCATCACTTGGAATAGCAACTGGAGCAACATATGAAGTTGCCTCTTCGTTCCATGTCCATGATGCTGGATGTTCTGCATTAAATGCATTTTCTCTTGCTTCTGCAATTTCCTCTGCTGTTGGAGCAGGCATGTTTTCTAAGTCTATCATTTTATTTTCCTTTATAATAAATGTATTTATGCTAATTCTAATTTTACGAACCGTAGGCTGCAGCCGCCAATGTACCTCTAGTAGTACCAACACCAGTTGTATCAGTAGCAACTACACCTGTATTTGATACTAGATTGGTCACTGATACGTAACCATCAACACTATTTCCATATCCAAATATAGCTTTATCAGTTCCGTAGACTGCAGCCGCTGGACCGTATCTTGCAGTACCAACTCCGGTAGTATCTGATGCAACTACACCAGTGTTACTTACTAGATTGGTCATTGATAGATAACCACCACCTCCGAGACCATATCCAAATATAGCTTTATCAGTGCCATAACCTGCGGCTGCTAATGAATATCTAGCAGTACCAACACCTGCAGTATCATTAGCAACAACACCAGTATTTGATACTAGATTGGTTATTGCCGTAACAGGACTTGTTCCATATCCAAATATAGCTTTATCAGTGCCATAACTAGCGGCTGCTAGTGCGTTTCTAGCAGTGCCAACGCCTGTAGTATCAGTAGCAACTATCCCGGTGTTTGATACTAGATTGGTCATTGAAAGCTTTGACCCGCCGGCCGTCTGTCCATATCCAAATATAGCTTTATCAGTTCCATAACCTGAGGCCGCAGGTGTATCTCTAGCAGTACCAACACCTGCAGTGTCTGTAGCCACAACACCTGTATTTGATACTAGATTAGTCATTGATTGTGCTGACGGATTAGCATACCCATATCCAAATATAGCCTTATCAGTACCATATCCAGCAGCCGTAAGTCCATTCCTAGCAGTACCAACACCTGTAGTATCTGTTGCAACTACACCGGTGTTTGTTACTAGGTTGGTTATTGCTGTATTAAATGGTGCAATTCCTGTATTTCCATATCCAAATATAGCTTTATTACCAGCCGGTGGTGCAACTATATCTAAACTTCCACTAAATGAAATCCCACCTGTTATTGTTATTGACATATTTTATTACTTTTCTTTTAATGTGTATGATTTTTGTTTAACCGTAACTTGCGGCCGATAATGTAGTTCTAGCAGTACCTACCCCTGTAGTATCTGTAGCAACTACCCCGGTGTTTGATACTAAGTTGGTCATTGATACTGGACCATTACCATAACCAAAAATAGCTTTATCAGTGCCATAACCTGCGGCTGCAAGATAATATCTAGCAGTACCGACACCAGTTGTATCTGATGCAACAACACCCGTATTTGATACTAGGCTGGTTATAGCGGTAGCCCCAAATGGCGATGCTGCCAATCCATAGCCAAATATAGCTTTATCCCCTCCATAACCTGCGGCTGCTAATCCGAATCTAGCAACACCAACTCCTGAAGTATCTGTTGCAACTACGCCTGTGTTTGATACTAGATTAGTTATTGCCGTAGCAGGACTTTCCCCATAACCAAAAATAGCTTTATCTGTGCCATAACCTGCGGCTGCTAAATTACTTCTAGCAGTACCAACTCCTGTTGTATCAGTAGCAACCACACCTGTATTACTTACTAAATTGGTAATTGATACATCACCGCCACTAGTATTTCCATATCCAAAAATAGCTTTATCAGTTCCATAACCTGCGGCCGCCAAAAGTCGTCTAGCAGTACCAACACCTGAAGTATCTGTTGCAACTACTCCGGTATTACTTACTAAATTAGTTATTGATATCCTAACACTAGTAACTCCATAACCAAATATAGCTTTATCTGTGCCGTACCCTGAGGCCGCACGTTGCTCACTAGCAGTACCGACGCCTGCTGTATCTGTTGCAACTACTCCGGTATTACTTACTAAGTTAGTTATTGCTACACTAGCAACACCAGTATTTCCAAATCCAAATATAGCTTTTTTACCTTCCGGTGGTGCAACTATAGTCCAACCACCACCATTTAATGTTATTCCACCTGTAATTGTTATTGACATTTGTTACTCTTTATTGAAATATTTCTGGATGGGCCTTGCCAAATATTTTAATATACTTGCCAGCCATTACGTCTGCTTCTGCTTCTATTGGACTACCTGGATAACTATCACCGGGCTTAATCATATTTAATTCACCCTGACGTACATGTGTTAATTCATGAAACACCGTACGTAGTATATCTACTAAATTTCTATTGGCACAATAAACCCATACTTCACCCGTATCTGGATTATGTCTACCAGTATGATGACCTTCTTGTGCTTCTTCGCTATCATAACTAAACTCTATCTTTGGAGTATTTTCTAAATTCAACTTCTTACTTGTCCAAGCAAGAAACTTCTTTACAATAGGATTACTATTCAAATCTTCTTGTTCATTCTCATCTAGTTTGTCTTTAATCCAACTGTCTGGAGTCTTATGATATTTTCTAACAAACAAATCATGCAATGCATCACCGGTTATACGATGTTTCTTTGCTATCTTTTTCATTAACTTATCAATGGTATTATAGTCGTGCTTCTCTAAGCTAGGAAGTTTCTTAGCTAGGTCAGTTGCGGCTGATTCGTATAGTTCTATTGCTCTCATATTAGTATTTATGCTCACTTATAAGGTCCAGTAGCGAATTGGATAACTTAAGGCAGAAGCCGCCTACACCACGGTAACTAGTACCGGTCCTAAGGTGTGTTAGTTACACCAAGAAGTTTTAGCTTCTCCGTAGTATTCTCTTGCAAATCCATTCTGTATTAACATCATTCTTAAACTTTGTCCATCAAGTATTATATCACCCAATACACGTCCACCATACTTATCCCAATCGGCAATAGCTACTTGACGTTTCTGTGCTTTAGCTATAGCATTCTTTGTAAATGCAGAAGCAGCCTGACCACGTTGATCTTCACTTGGACATTGCGCTCTATGACCTTTTTCAGGTGTATCAACACCAAACACACGAATACTTAATTCTTGTTTTAACGGTGGGGGTAAAAATGTTGCTTGAAATGCTACAGTATCTCCATCAATAACTCTAGTGATTGGGAAGTCATATATATTCATTGGCTTTTGTTTTTGAGCAAATACTACCATAGTTGTTAATGTTAGTGTTATTGCTATTAATATTTTTTTCATGTTTATCCTACTACTGTACGATTACGTACTTTACTTATTTCAACACTGATTGGAGTATTAGTTGTTTTTGCTCTAAATATCTTATCTGTCTCACGTACCCCTGGCTTAAGTTCAGATGCTACAATTAAGAATCTTGCTCTATTCTTTTTCATGCCAATAAACTCTCCCACTAATACTTCATAGTTAGGATAGTTTGGTGTCAAATCTATTTTAGGATTTTCTTGTTCTTCTAAATAAAATACATCCTCATCCGGTGATAATTGTAACGTAGGATGTGCTGTTAATACAATATATGCATTTTCACCTTGATTATCTTTTTGTTTGGCTACTGCTACTCCTAAATCAGGAGTTTTAACTGCAAAAGTAATATATGGCATTTTCATTAGTTCATGTCCACGTGTAGTTTCTAACTTATGTAAAACTCGAAGGACTTTTTCTATAGGAATGTTACGATTGGAACCATCACTTCTATCATTAATAAAGTGTTTGCTCACAACCAAATACCCGTCTGCAAAAGGTATTTCCTTATTAATAAATTCTGTTGCCCTCATTACTCACGTTCTCTTTTTAATGTAGAACGAATGAACCATGCTTTCTTACCGTATAAGTCTTGTAATTCAGCCATGTAGTTAGCAATACCCTGCTGACGTTCATTTGTAGCTTCGTCAAACATAGCAACAACAAGTTCTGACATTGTTTCACAATTTTGTAGTAACTCAACAAACATAAGTTCTGCTCTTGGCACTTTAGTTTGGTCTTGTATGATACTTAATTCAGTATAACGTGACAAACTGCCAGGAGTATAGTGACCTAAGATTCTGATATATTCAGCAATAGGATCAATAGTGGCATTTACATCTTTGTACAATGTATTAAAGAATTTGTGATATTGTGGGAAATTACTTCCTTCTGTATTCCAATGGAAGTTTTGTGTTTTGATAGCAAAACTTTGTGTACTAGCTAATAGTACTTTTAAATTATCTGATAACATTATTAACCTTTACTTTTCTTTGTATCAACATTGATAGCTTTACCACTACGCTCTGGATTAGGATCTTCTCTACGCTTACGTTGAGCGGCACTAGCACGACCCTTTTTACCTAGACTATGTGCTTTACTTTGTGGCAAACATTTTGGTTTGCCTTCTCCTGGTTCTTTTGCACATGGACCTTTAATGTTTCCTTTAGTATCCATACGAACCCATTTTTCTTTATTGAACCAATCGTGCAAACTTTCATCTGCTTGTTCAATACCCTCTAGTATAGAGCTTTCATTTTTCTTTCCGCCTGTGCCCCAGTTGCTTGCGCCTTTTTTACGACATTTAACTAATGCACCACTGGCATAAGCACTTGGCCATACTTTATAACGGCTCTTAACTTTGTAGTAGCAAGCATCTTTCTTTTCGTTCATTAATTCTTCACTAACCATTTCGCCACCACAGTGTGGGCAACTATGTTGTTCTTCATTAGTTTTATTTTTTGCACAACTACCTGGAAAGCCAGCTTTTGTACCAGCAACTCTATGATAACCAGACCAGCATTTCAATTCATCTAATTGATCTTTTGAATTGTCACCGTGAGTTTCACACATACCACAATCAGGACAAGTCATCTCCATAACATTGTCAATACTTTCATTGTGTTTTTTTTTACCAGCACAATGCGCCTTTTGACTAAAACCTTTAGGATGACTACAGTTGATACTACTTTTATACTTTTGACTCCAGCCCTCATCCATCTCTTGTTCATTAACATAAATTGCGGCAGTTGTTTTATTTAAACTTTGAGGATCTCTTACTCCGGCTGCTACTTTAACTGCTCTAACTTTTTGTCTATATTCTTCAGCATATTCAGCTAATCTGTATCCTAACATTTTACCAATTTGTTCAGGTGTTGCTGGCTTATCTGCAGGTGTGCCAACACCAAAAGTCGTATCCAGTATACTAGGCCATGCACCCCATACCATACTTGCTAACTCTTTATATGCTGTACTTTTTAATTCTTTAAGTTGAGCTTCGGCCTCATCTTCAGAGATACGAGGAGCACGTGCGGGAAGTGTTCCCTTAAATGCCTGAGCATTACCTGCACCACCTAATCCTGCGGCAGCTAATGCGCCAGCACCGGCTGCCTTACCTACGTTTCCTAAAAATCCTCTACGGCTCATATCAGCTTCATCCACACTTTTCTTTGATTTAGGAGGATATATCCACTTTTCGTGATTTTTTAAAATCTTAACTGGAGGAAAGGGATCTGGATTTGACGTAGGTCTTGCACTATCCGGAATCTTACCTGTAGTACGACCAAACGCATCAGCTGGCAATGCTTTTGAAACACCTTTTAGATTTTTAGGTCTGCCTCGTTCACCGTCATTAGCGCCAAGATGTACTTCTTTCTTAAATTCATTTGAGCCTGGATCTACAAATAGATTGCCTTTGCCATAATCTCTACCTTGTCTAGGATTATCATATTCATCACGCTCATCATGTACTTCTTTCAAACCTGACTTTTTACGTATATACAATCTATCCTGTAACA